CGCTTTTGCTACTTTTCTTTTCCTACCAGAGTAGGTATGTCTAATACTACCTTGAATAATCATTAGAACTCTCCTGAATATGAACATATATTATACAGGATTCAGCAACTAATGTCAAGAAATATTTTTAAGCAACGTCATCAATATCTTCTCCAGTCTTGAGAGAAGAATCCTCTCGTTCTTGCGGAGATAGTGCGCTATCTGGGCCAATCTTCTGAGTTTCCCAGTTCATAGTGGAAGTGAAGGAGCGCTGAGCGGCTGATCGCATCTTTACACAGTTAAAGGTAATACAAGAATCCTCTTGGTCATAAGTCTCAAGAGCATAAGCTGCATCAGCAGCATCAAGTATACCTTTGGCAAATCGCGCTTCGCCGCTAGCGTCAGTTTGGTATGGCGATATAACTGTGCAGTCATACTCCTGTGCCATACTCTTTAGGGCTTTGCTCACTTCTATTTGCTCTGTCCAATCATACTGTCCCGCTCGATTGGGAACAGCAGATCTTTTGACCTGGTTAATATAGTCCACTAGTACTACACCTACGTTTAATGCTTTCACTTTTTTGTCCATTTCTGCCTTAATCTTAGCAAGATTTAAAGCTGGATCATAGACAACATCTACCTGCTGAGTCGGGAGAAGCTCGCAGTTAGTTGTAAGGCTATGATGAAATTCATCAAATTCTCGATGTTTTTTGTACTCTTGTAACTTCTTTTGACCATCCTGAAATCGGTTGGCCCACCATTCTGCAACCTTCTCCCACTCAGTCACACCAAGATTTTTGGTACGAATACGAGCGTGAGGTATACCAGTTGCAATAGAACAAACTCTTTGAAGAATAGACCGACTATCCATTTCAATAGTGAAATACATAGCCGACCTACCCTGCTCAAAGACATTGTGAGCGATATTAGCACAAGTCATTGACTTTCCAGCCCCGCGACGACCCCCGATAAGAACAAGATCTCGGGGAGAAAACTGTATATCGTAGTCGTAGTCAGTATTTAAACCTAGCGGTAAGTACTTGGCAATATCATCATCAGACTCAAATAAAGTAATGCGTTGCATACTTTCTTGAGGTAGTTCTAGATCTACTTTTTTCTCAACGTCTAAAACGATCTGATGTAGGTGTGAGACTGATTCTTCCGCATCCTCAAAGGCTACGGAATTGTCCACATAAGACTCTAGGGAGTTGAGAATCTCCTTTTGAGTATACTCATTTTTAAGATATTGTAGAAGGCTAAAAGCATCTACGTCTACCTCGATACCTTGAAGGGCATAAACCTTTTCTAAGGTTCCGGGGTCTCGTACCTCAAACTTGAGATCTTCGAGTGTTGGAAGTTTATGAAACTTATCCGCGTGTTTATCAATTACTCCAAAGAGTGTATGAAATTCACTGGGTAAATAATCTTTGCGAACAGACGTCCAGGTCTCAAAGTCCTGCAGCGTCAACACCTGCTTGATTAAAGCACTCGCAATATTCAAAACTTCCCCCGAAGATATAAAGCGACCCCGAAGGGCCGCCAGTTAGATTAGCCTGCGGCTTTTTCTTTCTTTGCAGCACCATCATAGTCGGCCGCAACCAAACCACGACGAGTCAACATAGTTTTAACACCACGAGCAGTTTTGCCAATGGCTTCGGCGATTGTATCGACAGTCATGTCTCCAATATCGCCAAGATCTGCTAAAGGATCTTCCTTAGCTGAACCTTTGGTGTGCTCTTGCTTTGGAATAGCGTCAATGTCGCCAGAACGAAGCAGGCTCAAAGCCTTACCACGTACTGAATTCACACTACGATCAAGAGCGTCAGCGATTGCTTCTACGAAAGCACCGTCGGTTACCATTTGAACAAAAGTTTCCTCTTCTTCAACTGAGTAAGTACGTACAGTCTCTACTTTAGGAGCAGGCTTGACGTGGTCAGTAAGTTCCATTGACAGAATCTTACCTTGAATTGACTTAGGAGAAAAAGCTCCACCGTCAAAGTGATCAGCGATTTGAGCATAAGTATACTCACCGCTGTTGTCCTGTACAAAAGAAGCTAGAGTAGCTTCCTGTTCAGGAGAGAAGGTTCGAGCAGAAGATGCAGAAGCAAGCTCTACGTCAAAACCCATTTTACGCAGTTTACTAGAAACTGAGCGTGTAGAAGTCTCAAGTTGCTCTGCTGCTTCTGCAACAGTTGCTTGAGAGATTGGTGATTCGTCACCTACAAAGTTAGTCAACTCTGAGGTGCGTTCTTCGGTCCATTTTGGCAATGCCATATTATTCTCCAATTAAATCTAATAGATTTTCGATAATTGTTACACCAGATTCTCTGGCTTTGGTTGTTTTAGCGGACTCTACGCCACTTTCGTTTATAAGTATTGTAACGTCCTTTGTTAAGCTTGACTTCACAACGTATCCTTTACGTTCTAGGGCTTCTGTTGCTTGCGCTTTAGTTTTGAAACTTTTAAGTTTCCCACTAATACAGACAACACCTATCTGTTCTTTTGGAACAGGGGCTTCAAACTCATAGTTAAAGGGCAGAGAGCCATCGTAGAAAGAATAAAAATCCTTCTTTAGCCACTTTAACAGATTTTCTGTTGCCTTTGGTCCAATTCCTGCCTGTTTACAACTACTCTCATTTATTTCAGTTATATTTCTAATTACTTTGGAGAGTTTGTCACTTGCAGTTCTACCGATCAAAGGTATACTAAAACCTGCTAGTACAGTGTTTAGTGGTGCTGCTTTTGAGTTCTTAATCTCTGCATACAATTTTTCAGCCAATTTCTCAGAAGAAAGCCCTTTAGTGATTTCGTCCTGACTCAAACTATAGATTTGGTCTATGTCTACTAAGCCTAGCTTATTGATAGCACTTGGACCAAGACCCTTAATTTTAAGAGTTTTAGCAAAGTGTTCAACCTTCTTTTGGCTTTTAGCGGAACATAGAGGGCTTCTACAGTATAGTAGATCATTCGACCACTCAAGTAACGAACTACAACTAGGGCAGTTGGTTGGGGCTTGAATAGTTTGCACTAAAGGGTTCTCCTTGAAATTGAGAATATATTATACGAAATTTTAAGATTTATGTCAAGAACTATTTTTTCTGTGGTGCACTTAATCCACACGTCGTAAAATCCGAGGTATGATCTCACCACTACGAATAACCTCAACATTGCAGCCTATTTCCAACTCAAGACTACGAATGTACTCTATGTTGTGTAGAGTAGCGCGAGAAACAATAGCTCCATCAATGTCGACTGGATCAAGTATAGCTACAGGACTTACGACCCCGCTTTTGCCTACTTGCCATATGACATCTACTAAAGTAGTGATTTTGCCATCTTTCTCTTCTTTAAGAGCCACGGCTCCGCGAGGATGGTGGGATGTATATCCCATGCCATCAAAGCGATCATAGCTGTTTAGCCTGTATACACTGCCATCAGTAGGGTAATTATCAGAATTGAACGTACTAACTTCAGAAAAACAGAAGTCCCTAAGAAGAAGTAAAGTTTGTTCATATAATCGTCCTCGTTCGTGTACTGTATGGTTTATGTCGTAAGCTACAAATGTAAGATCTCGTTGCTCAAACTCTTCCATACTTTTTAGATTCAATGCACCAGAGGCATAGTTTCTAGCGTTAGGAATAGTTTTTGGAGCAACTACTTCTCCAGTAATTTGGACAGTCTCTAGTAAGGGAATTGTATTCGGGACTAAAGCCCGCATTTTTTCAGTTATGTCCCGTCCAATATTACCATCACCTCGTGTGAGGCTTAGTGCCAATATACCATTCACATATAGAATAGATACTGCGGCACCATCCAGTTTAGGAGTACAAATATACCTTTCAATATCTGAAGGGAGATCTGCTTCTGAAAACACTTTTTGAAGTGAATACATTCTAAACATATGAGGTATGCCGTCTGTAACGGAATACCCTATTTGATTGTATCCAAATCTTTCAGCAAGCGAGTCAAACTCTGCATCCGAAATAACCGGAGTGCCTTCGTAATAGCTCTTACTTACTTTATCTAAAAAATCTTTCATAAAACTCTCACTGGAATATTGTATATTATACAGACAAAACCAGCAAAAGTCAAGAATTATTTATAGATTTCGTCTATATAATCTTTAAAATGTTCTTCTATGATCTCTTTTGATTCTGCTAATGATAGTATTTCTAATAGACCTGAGAATAGCTCTCTGGAGTTATTGAAATCTAACTCCATAGCTACTCCCTCGGGAGAAGGTTTCCATTCTTCCGTAAAGTCTAAGTAATACTTTCTTACATGCAAATACTCAATACCACGAAAGGTATTGATAGTAAGTCGTACCTGTAGTTCTTTATCCTCATTATAGTGAATAACTTTTTCGTATACTGCCGGTGCTTCATGCAACTCCATACTATACCTCGTTTCTGAGAATAGAGGAGAGCGGAACAACACTGGTTACGTTCTCAGGTTTGAGTAGTCGATACGAATCTGTATCCCAACAAAAAAGCAAAAGAGTCTTGTCAGACTCCTTTGCCCGATTCTTTTTGTCTGCTACATAAGGTGTAGTAAAATCTAGGGTACAGACATTGTACTTTAGCTTTCTTGAATTTTCACTTCGATATGTGATTATAGCATCGCCATACTCAGTTACTAATGATGCTAGTTCCTCTTTTTTCACAAAATCTCCTTTTTAGTAGGTTAGCAAAATCTTTTGCTGCACTAACTACTGGGAGAGCGGAATTTAGTTGAGGGCTGCAATCACTCCAGCAAAGTACTGTGCTGCTTTACCAGTCATCTTAGATACTACGTCTTCGTCAACTTCCTGACCTGCATCAGTTAAAGCTGCGATAAGAGACTCTTGTGCTGCTGCTTTTGAAACTCTTGTGCCACCGCCAGATGCTTTTGCACCGGAAGCCGCAGGAGTTTTTTTGATGTAGACTCCAGCTTTGCTAAGAACCATACGAACACCATTAGGTGACTCGTTAAATTCATCAGCAATATCTTTTACGATTTCCATTGAAGTCTCGGGGGTTGGATCAGCGTTCTCGTATGCTTCGATAACTGCTGATTTTTTGTCGTCGTCCCACGCCATTTTTCTGTTCCTTTTTGGTTTGCCTTTATACCCTGGACAAGTGCCCAGGCGTTCGAGTTGTTGTTGGTAAAATCTATCGCCCACTAAAGAATGTTTCAACGAGTGCTAGATAACCAAAGAGTATATTAATACATACCCCTACTACTGCCAGTCCGATCAATAGTTCTGCCATTTGAATGTTCCTTCTATCATTCTATAAAAACATATTATAAGTGAATTTGACATTGAAGTCAAGAACTTTTTTTGTCAAGCAGGTAATAATATTCCATATATTCAGGCCATCGCAGGTATTCGCAAAGAGGGTAAGCCCAGTACAATCCTTGGTCTCTCTTTTCTATTTCCTCTGTTACGTCGCACGAGTTACATGGCTTACTTCTTTCTACATAGAGTATAGCTTTCTCTGTAGTGCACCAGTGACGCCACATTCCTGGTTTTTCTAGGTTGATCGTATCCATTGTATTATGGTCTCCTTCTCTATATCTTCATACGTGTTCGTGGCACAATGAAGCACAACTAATTTACTATTTTCTGGATTTTGCGGAAGATTTACTCCCTGTAGAGTATAAGTATCCTCTATTTGTCTGCCAGAAACTAAACTTTTAAAAGTAATAACTACCCTACCTTCTTGTAGGGCTTTAGTTAAATTTTCTATCATATCTGCTTTT